TCCGTTTTATTAATGTTCTCATTTTTATTGGTATTAGTATTTTCGTTTTTATTTGTATTAGTATTACTTGTTGTTACATTACTATCTGATGTGCTTGAGCTTGTATTATTGTTATTGTTTGTATTGTTCGATGTGCTGTCAGAAGTGTTATTGTTATTATTCGTGTTCGTATTATTTGAAGTTGAATTACTATTTACATTTTGATCTATTGTCGAAGTGTTAACATTTGTGTTACTGTTGGTATTGTTAGCTGTCGAATTTACCGTTGAATTATTAGTGTTATTATTGGTATTGTTTGAAGTGTTATTATTAGTATTATTATTGGTATTGGTGTTATTCGAAGTGTTATTATTAGTGTTCGTATTGTTCGATGTGCTAGTGTTAACATTGGTGTTGGTATTCACATTTGTATTATCTAAACCGCCTGACGATACATTATTGTTAGTATTCGTGTTGGTTGAACTACCAGTATAATTTGTAGTGTTGGCATTCGTGTTTGTATTGGCGTTAGTATTAGCGTTAGTATTTGTGTTCACATTAGTGTTCGCGTTAGTGTTAGCATTGGTATTAGTGTTCACATTAGTATTCGCGTTAGTATTCACGTTGGTGTTCGAATTGGTATTGGTATTCGTGTTGGTATTCGCGTTAGTGTTGGAATTAGTATTTGTGTTCACATTTGTGTTCGCGTTAGTATTTGTGTTCGCGTTAGTATTCACGTTGGTGTTGGTATTCACATTTGTGTTCGCGTTAGTATTTGTAGCAGTGCTAGTTGTGGTATTTACATTTGTGTTAGCGTTCGTATTCGTAGCGGTGCTAGTTGTAGTGTTAGTGTTATTATTGGTATTCGTAGCGGTGCTTGTGCTAGTGTTGGTATTGGTGTTAGTATTCGCGTTAGTATTTGTGGCAGTGCTAGTTGTAGTTTGATTATTGTCTTCACAATATTCAGTTCCAGCTGTGCAATCACCAGTTTGATCTGCGTATACATTATTACCCATAGTCAATAAAAAACCGCCAAGTAATAGCGTAAGGATATATTTCTTCATTTAAATGTTTCTCCACATAAAGATACTGCATGGCTCTCGCTTGAAGCCAAAACAATTTGATACAATTATTTATCTTAAATCGTATTCTGAATGGGAAATTATTTCTGACTAGATGGTCAGGAAATACAGGGATCAGAAAGACCCCTGTGAATTTCTTAGAAGGTTTTTATAAATCAGCGTGTTCGTCTATATCGTCTTCTTCATCTAACTGATCGTGTATCTCATTTATTACATCGGCCTTTTTGCCTGACACTTTAACTTTCAAATTCTTTTTATTTGCAAGTTCAACTAACTGGTTTTTAGTTAGTTTTTTAAGGTCTGACTTCGAAGTTTTTCTACCTTTTTTTCTAATCACTCCAGCTGATTTCTTAGCGGATGATTTAGGGGTAGATTTCTTCTTGGACTCCTGATAAACGAGAAATATCACACCAATCGCAACTGCGATCCATATAAGTGTTGATGTTTCCATAATGTATATCTCCTAATTTACCTAGTATTTAGGTTACTTTTTAAGTAGTGGATTTTTGTCTTTAGCTTTACCTACAGCAAGTGCAAGCATTTCTACATACACATATACCTTTGCCCATAACTTATCGTCTTTGGGTGTAGGTGTCATTGCTACTACGACACTGGCTATTGAAATTACTACAGGAACCAGCATTAATATATCCCATATACCTTTTATAAAGTCTATCATGACTTTTGCCTCCGTTGTTATTTGATACTAACGGTAGTATTTAGTTATTATTAGACCCGATTGAGTATTTTGTAGTCAGTTTCCACTCAGGTTTTTCCTTAAATGGAATGATCTTAATTTGGGATAATGGGGCTTGTGGTTCTTGTATTTGAGAAGAATCAACAATAGAAAGTAGTTTCCATTGTTCTAAAAGTTTAACAATAGTGTTTCTTCTACCTATATCTGATTCATCAATATTAGTTGGTTTACCATCTAATTTGAATAGTTCTTTGAAATGAACGATATAATAATGACCTCTTTTATGAAGTATATGACAAGATTGGAATAACTCTAAATCTCTTCTAGAGGCTACACCTATTCTAGATAGGGTTTCTCGTATTTTTAAAAAATCGTCTTTTTCGGGGAAGGTTATTTCGACTAAGTCTTTGACTTGGTTTTCAAATTCATTCATTAATTCCACCTAAATTCATTGTTTTCTTCAACTCTTTGATCTGCTTATCTGATAACAATTCGACATACTCTTTTGCTATTTTTGTTGATACCTGATAATGTTGTTTTACGACATCAAGTTTTTTGCTAATATATGGTCTAGACCACTTTGAAAACCTTTGTCTCTTTCTCAATGTATTTAGGAAAAATACATATTGGAGACGGTTTTCAGTTCCGTGTCTAATGTTCATTTCATTAGCGAAGAAAACAGAATCTTGGTGATAAGATAATGCTTTATTGATTAAGAATGGTTGATATGCTTTTTCTTCGACCCTATCAACCATAAGGTCTTTTTTTGTATAAGAAACTGACTTAACAAAGTCAAACGGATTTCGCTTGATCATTTTATTATTTTTTCGAAATAGGTTCTCTCTTCTCAAACCATCTAAGAACAATATAGACTCTGCAATAAGCAAAGATGGTCATGAAGAAAGTCATCATAGTTGCAATAACAAATGTATTGGTGATACCTAGATAATCCATAATAAAAAATAAAAGAGTAATGCTTAAAGGGTAATTAATAATCAACCCTGAGAAAACAGTTGCAGAAGTCTGTTTATGTAATTCGTTGAACTCCATTATTCGTGTGTAGAGTGTCTAAGAAATTTATTAATTAATTTATCTCTAGAAATCTTTTTACCCATGGTAATTGTTTCGCCCGTCTCAGTAATCTCTCTAAGGATAGTTCCATCATTATAACTTGTATCTGTAACTCTACCATCAGTTCTTCTAGTGTCATACCATACTGCTGTGTCTAGAGTATTAAAAGAATGGATTTGACAAGGTATTTTTGCCCATTGCTCTGCGGCATTTCTTATTCTTTGCTTTTCCACTCGGTCATCATATTGTGTCATTTAAATTTACACTCCGACATTATTTCAGTCAAACATGCAGTGAAGTTAATCTCACTGTCCATTGCAAATGCAGATTTGTATTGATAGTCTGCAATTAATAATACTGCTGCGGGAATAGAACTTGGTTCTAATCTCCTTTCAAGTGTATCAAACACTTTCCTGTATAATGTATTAAAATCATTATCAGAGTTTTGTGCAACCCATTTTCTCATTGCAGTCCAGTTCATTTGTTGCATCATATCAACTAATGGTGTTAATTTCTCTTCTGAAAGTGTTGCAAGTAATCCACTATCGATTACTCCGCTTACACCATATCTTTGAATCTCATTCAAACACCTTCTAAAATCAGGGAAGAATTTGATAATCAGTTCTGCTAATACTTTTGTATCTGCTTCGATGTTTTCTTCTGCGCAAATCTCCATGCACCTTGCAAGGAAAACCGCTGCTAATCTTTCTCTCTCGCGGGGCGTGATAGTAAAATCAATAACCGTAGTTCTTGAATGTAGTGGTGGGATAATTCTATTTTTATAATTACAGGTAAATATAAATCTGCAATTATTTGAAAACTCTTCTATAAAGTTTCTTAATGCTGGTTGGACTACGTCTGCTGAAATGTAATCCGCTTCATCTAGAATAACGACCTTAGGGCCGTCTATTAATGAAACTGTGCTTGCAAAGTTCTTTATCTTCGTCCTGAGGGTATCTATTAACCGTCCTTCATCTGAACCATTGATTACTATAAAGTCTGCACCGAGTTCATTACACAATGCTCTTGCGATAGTTGTTTTACCAACACCAGCAGAACCACATAACATTAAATTAGGAATCTCTCCCTGTTTCACAAACTCTAAAAAGGTTGTTTTAATGTCAGCAGGTAAAATAGTATCCTCAATCGTTTGAGGTCTATACTTTTCAACAAATAAAAATTCTTTTCTCATAATATAAATGGTGAAAAACACCCCACCGTGTCTTTCGCGCAACCCACCCTGAT